GGTTCTAGGTATGAGGCCTCGTGGGGTCCAAGCTGTACCGGAGCCCGTTGAACGAGAGATGGATGATTTCGGTTCAGTTGTTCATGATGATGATGCAGAACCGGGTTTGTTTGAATCCCTCCGTACAGAGGGTTTTAGTCCCGGTGAGACTGGCTATAGAGTTGTTGCCATTATTTTGAGCTATATTCAATTTGGATCGTTCAATGGTGTGAAGACCACTGCTGATGCGATCTCAGCATTCGTTAAGACGAGTAAGGCAGCAAAGGCACTCAGTGAGGGAGTTGCCTGGACTGTTGAGACTTTTGTCTGTATTGTGAATGATGTCGTGACATGGTTTAATAACATGACTGGGCTCAATTTTGCGCCCGGATGTCATGTGTATCCTCGCTTTGAGAGCTTGGAGACCCGTGTCAGGGAGATTGAGGTCCAATGGAGATCTGGGGAACTGCGTCCAACCTTTGAGTTAAGTAAGAGACTTGGAGATATGAAGGTCGAAGCATTGGTATTGCTTAGATCGACGCAGATTAACACCCCACAGTACCACTATGGACAGCAGTTGCAAGCTACGATTCAAAAGCTGTTTAACTTTGCTGACGCGGCTTTCAGTGCGCAGGGTTATAGGCCACCGACGTTTTGTTTGGCGTTGGTCGGTCCACCTGCATGTGGAAAGTCGATGGCCATGGAGTATCTGAAGGCACAAGTTCTTCCGCAAATTGTTGCAGAAGCAGATTTGAGGGATTATATTCTTCATCCCAAAAATCATGTCTACAACTACAATGTCAATGACCAGTATTTTGATAATTATAATGGTCATGTGTGCACTGTTGTTGATGACTTTGCTGCCACTAAGGACAGTGCATCAGTTGGATCACCAGCATCGGAAAATGTCATTCACATGGTCAATGGAGTGCCATTCACGTTGGAATGTGCTGCTATTGAGAATAAGAAGACGAAGAACTTCACATCGAAGTTGTTGCTCATGACCACCAATCTATATCAGGTGGACGAGCATAGTTTTCCGACAAAGACTGATCCTGGGGCCATTGCTAGGAGAATTCATGGTTTCTTGACAACATGGAAGAAGGAGTATTGTATTCCAGTTGATCCCAAGAATCCTCTTAGGGATTATGATAATCCTGCTCAGAGAAGACTCGATTTATCTAAGAGGGGCGAGGAGTTTGACCCTAACATTTACGAGTTCTATGAGCATGATTTCAAGACTGGTTTGGCCAAGGGACGAGCCTACACACTCGATGAATTGTGTGATTTGTGTGTCACCAACGTTGAGAAGTGTTCTCGTGAGCACGCTAGGTTCAAGAAAACCTTTGAAGTAGCAGGCAGGGTTGGATTGATGAAGCGTGGTCTTACAGCCGGGGAAATTGACGAAGTGCTCGAAATGCCCGATGCACCACCTGCACCGGACAGCATTTTCATCAAGTTACGGGACCGTATCGGTGGGCTTGGAGTTGGAGTGATGGAATCTGTTAAGTGGGCATATGAGACTGGGAGGTTGAAAGTTACTGATTCACTTGAAGTTGTCAAGGAGTCATTGACTGTGCTTCGAGACGAGTTCATCAAGTTCACGATGGATCCTTTGGATTCGAAGTGGACATGGGCAATTGGTCTATCCGGTCTCGTGCTTCTTGGGACAGTTTGTTCTTTCGCCGCCACGATTGTACCTATGGTGATGAGTTTCATCCCAGAGGTTTATGATAAGGCGCGCGCGCGAAATAAACGCGTTCAGAGGAAGTATGCGCGTGTGATGAAGAAGTCTGTTGAGAAGTCACTTGGACCGTTGAGTGCTGAGGTACTTAAAGTATCTCATAACGAGACTATTCAGATGATTCTCAAGAATATGGTTCGTCTAACAACCAGTGATAATCCAGACCAGGTTATTGGGTCTGGAGTGTTCATTGCTGGTACTACGATGATAACCAACCATCACATCATGGACCACCTTGTTGAGCTTGGACGTGTGTCCCCTGGCTTGCTTCTGACGTTACATCCGTTGAGGGCCAAAGGACATAAAGTTAGCATTCCTCTTTGTGAATTGGAAGGTATGTGTGTCGACTTTGCGAATGAGCACCATGTGGAGGGAAGTCCTATTGAGGATGTGATTATGGTTGAGTTTCCACGAAACCTTTTCAATTCTTACAAGGATATTCGACGCCATATTGCTGAAGCGCGTCCATCGGATGCAGCATCTTACAACAAGGTGCAAGGTGCAATTGTCGTGCCTAATTCACTGTCTCAAATCCCCGTTGTTTACAATGCGGTTTTAATCCCAACTGGGAACAAGACCTATAGTGACGAACATGGGAATGAGTATGTGATGACGGCGGCGTATGGGGCTGCATATGCCTCATTCAGGGGAATGTGCGGCACGCCTACGTTCATCTTGTGTGATGATGGTAATGCTTTCTTTGCAGGAATCCATGCCTCTGGCAATGGGTTTCATGCGATGACAATTTGTGTGTCTCGTAACCAGTTCGACTCGGTTAAGACATTTGATCGCCCATTTGAGGTATCTGATGTTCCGGGTGTCCTAAGTCCTCAGGCATTGACTGAGGATTTCGTTCGGGCGAAGGAGGACGTTTCTAGTAACATCATTTTGGCTCAAGTGAAGCAGAGCGTTTACCTTGAGAACAAGCATCATGCCATTCCAGAGATGGTCAAAGTGTTTGGCACTCTTGGTAAGGCACCCTCCAAGACAAAACCATTCAGAATCAATGGTGTTCTTGTAGATCCTATGAAGAAGGCTCAAGCAAATTACACCGGTTCTTGCGTTATGATGAACCAAGATTTGTTGGATGATATTGTTGAAGCATTGAGCGTACATACATACAATAAGGGCGGTATTGGCTCTCGTGTGTTGACGTTTGATGAAGCTATCCAAGGTGTTCCAGAGTTGGACTTCCCGGGGATAACGCGGAACACGTCTGCAGGAGTTATGAAGTTTTATGGTCAAACACCTGGACGTGGGAAGCAGAATTTCCTGGGGAACACGGAAGATCGTTCCGTGTATGGTCCTGACATTGATATTTTGAGGACGAGTGTCTCTGAGATGCTCAGCCAGATTGAAGCTGGGGGCAGACCGATGGTGGTTTTCACCGATACTCTGAAAGATGAGGTTGTCAGTGAGACCAAGGCTATGGCAGGAGACACACGTCTTGTTTCAGGAGCGGACCTGCGACTGGTGGTCATCAGTAGGATGTATTACGGTGCCTTGCAGGGTTCGATGATGGAGTCTGATAAGGTCCTATACAATGGCTGTGCGAAGGGTTACAACCCATATACGAGTTGTGGGTTGTTACGTAAGCTGCTGGAAGGAAAGTCGAACCGTCTCGCTTTTGATTATAAGAAGTGGGATACGAAGATCTGGAAGCAGGTTCTGGAAGCTGCGTTTGACATTATGGACTCAACTTATCCTCGTGATGAGAGTGAGTCTGTCAAGCGTGTCCGCCGATGGGTGAGGAGCACTGTCACTGAATCTGCACATTGGAACAGTGGGGCCATTTTTATTTGGCTTTCAATGATCTCTTCAGGACATCCTTTGACGATCGATATTGCGAACTTTTGCAACAAGATCTTCTTTGGCATGGGTGTGGCAAGGTTTGCTCTTGAGAAGGCTAATCCCTCTTGGGCTTCCCCTGATCCGATTGTTTTGATTAAGTACCAGACTGGGTCATTCGATTTCTTGAGATTCTTTCAGGAGAATGTTGTCATCACGATGGGAGATGACATCATTGCGGGACTGACTCATGAGTTTGATGGTATTACTTCAAAAGACTTTGCGTTGACGTTGGCGTATTATGGTGTTACAATCACCAACGGCGACAAGACGAGTCCTTTGGATTATCCCCAGTCACATTTGATGTGGAGTGACCTTTCTTTTTTAAAGAGGGGCTTTTCCTTCATCAATGGGTACGATGTTTGCCCCTTGGAACTTGAGTCCATCCTGAAATCGGTTGTGTACACTGAGAGAGGGATGAAGTTGGATGACTATATTCGTGTATGTGAGACAGCGTGTTTAGAGCTGTCGATGCACGGAGAAGTGGTCTTCCAAAAGTACGTTCCATTGATTGATGATGTCGTCAAGCGACTCCATGGTGTTGCTCTCCAGAACACAAATTTCAAACGATCGTTGATGCGTATTCGCGGTACTGAATTTTGTTATTGGTAAGTGACACCGGTCCGAAGGGACACTAAACTCTAGCCTGTGTTTAGACATAGGGATTCGCAGACTCTAAACTGTACTAGGG